TTTGCTTAGCAAACCACTATTTAACGTAGGAAGGTTTAAGGAAACCTTGGTTTCTTTAAGGGGGCGGTCTCCCCCCATAGAATAAAAATTGATATAAAGTAATAAAATACCGTGAGATGTAAAACCAGGTAATAAATATAAATAAAATCATATGCTTCTGTATCATGGAACAAATTCAATAAATGCATTATCTATATTAAATAATGGATTTGATTTTAGTAAAGCAGGTTCAAATTATGGAACAACATATGGTAAAGGAATATATTTTTCACCAAACTATGAAACTGCAAAATTTTATGCTGGAACTGATGGAATAATAATTTCTTTAAATGTAGATATCACCCCATATTATTTAACGCGAGATATATCACCATCATCAAAAAAGAAAATAAAATTACCAGAAGATAAAAAATATAATACAATAGTTTCACCAAATAAAGATGAATATTTAATATTATATTTCAAATAATATTATATAAATATTATAATATATGAGTGGTTTAAAAATGCAAATGAGATTATTTACTAATCAAACATCACAACAAAATCAAAACAATAATCAAGAAGAAATAAATAGACGAATAGTAAGTTCTTTATCATTGTCACGAGGTAATAATTTAAGAATGGGAAATTCAGGTCTTGAAAGAAATTTTGCAGCATTACAAGTTGTAGGACATAGATTTTGTAGATCTTGTAGTGATAAAAAAAAATAAAATATAAAATATAAAATATAAAATATAAAAAATTGATTATATTTATTTTTTAATTATTTAAAAATATAATCAATAAAAAGTTAATGACTAATACAGATAGAGTATCTCAAATGGAAAGTGTTCAAAAAGAGGGACTGGAATTATTTAGAAAGAAAAATCAAGATTATGGAGATGCATTTGCAAATTATGGAGCAATTGGTATATTAGTAAGAATGGGAGATAAAATAAGTAGACTACAATCAATTAGTTCAAAAAATATTTCACTAATTAATACAGAATCATTAAGAGATACTTTAATTGATTTACATAATTATGCGGCTATGGCTATTATGTTAATAGATGAAGATAAAGATAAATTATTAATAGATGAACAAAAGTATACTAATATAATCGATGAAGATACAGATAAAAGACCACGACAAACTTTACCAAGTCCAATAAACAGAAATAAAAGGGATTTAACACCAGCTTTTAATAGATGTATGTCAGAACCAGCAAAATTAAATGAATTAATAAAAAAAAGTTTAACTTTAATAACTAATAAAGAAGATAGTGATTAAAATTTAATATGGAAATAATAATTTAAGTAAAATAATAAACCATACTTTTAAGATGAAGAAATTTTTTATCATAAAAGTATCTTTTTCATAATAACCTTTAGTTTCATAATATCCCTTAACACCTTCACCACTAATAACAACAATTCCATATAAATTATTTTGCATTGTAATTTTTTCTGCAATTTTTAATAAACCAGAACCAATACCTTTATGTTGAGCGGCAAAATTTTTATAAGAATTAACAGCAGTAGTATCTCCATAAACATGTAGTTCACGAATTAAACCTTTATCTTTTAAAACATCAAACTCAATCATATTATTTTTTTTATTAACAATACGTAATCTAATAAATCCAAATAATGCTTTTTTATCAAGACTTTCATAACATATAAAATAATCTGTAGCATTATTAGCATTATACTTATATATATTATATTCAGCAGGTTTATTATAATAACTGGGATTTCTTCCAATTTCTCTGGATCTAATATCATGTGAAATAATACCTTGGCCGTCTAATAATTTATCAACAACTTGTCTCATATTAGCAATAGTATTACCTCCTTCAACATAAGTAGAACAAGGAATATCACGAATAACTCGTGGTAATCTAATCCAATTGGGACATTTTTCCATAGAATATTTAACAACATCAATTAAATCTTGTGGATTAGTATCAAAATAAGGAACATATTTACCTTCTTTATACCATTTTTCAATTCTAGTCCAAGGAACAGTTTGACAAGGATATACTTTCATTTGATCAGGACAAAGAATAGTATATACATAATCAAACATATCTTTATCAATTAGAGGAGTAGCATTAGGTAAATCAGGCATAATATGAATATCAATCTTGAAACAATTATCTTTAAGATATTGCATACAATTAAGAGCACATTCAATAGTATGACCACGATTAATTTTCTTTAAAATTTTATTATCAGTATGTTGAACTCCGATTTGTATTCTGGTAACACCCCAATTACGAAATCTAATAAGCCAATCTTTATTAATAGCATCTGGACGAGTTTCAATACAAATACCAATAATATGAACTTTAGATGTTTTATTAATATTAATTTCTTCTTGAACTGATAATGGAGGTCTAATATTTTTAAGTTTATCTAATTCTAAATCACCAACATCAAAATTATCATAATTTTGATAAATTCTTCTAACATCAAAATAAATATTTGCAGCATAAAATAAATCTCTATGATATCTTTCTAAATAAGCTACAGGAAATTCAGTAAAAGTTCCACCTTCTACAATAATTTCAAGTTTATCAATAGTATGACCATTTGCAAAATAACCATCAAGTCTATCAAACATTTGTTGTAAAGCATTAAAATTCCAACGGTTAGCACGCTGGACCGCAGGTTCCCAAAATAGATAAGATCGCGGTTGTGCTTGCCAATTATTTCCAGCATGTGCAGGTTCATTTGGACAATAAAAGCAATCATGTTTACAACTAAAAGATTGACCATCTGGAAATGGATGCAAAATAACTGTAACAGATGTAATTCCTGATATATTTCTCATAGGACGTTTTCGCAAAAGAAGTTTTAATATATCAAAATATGGATGTAAAGATATATCAAAATCAGTTTTAAAAAGTAAATTATTAAATATATTTAACAATACAGACTTCTTCAAATCTTGAATTTTAGATAATCTAATTTGTTTATTTAATTGTGATTCAAATAATTTATTTAAATTGGTTGTATCTTTTTCATCAATTCCTTCATACTTAGATAACCATGTTAACAAATTACTAAATATGTTTTTACATTTATTTAAATCATATTTAGTAGTATCAATATTATTATGATCATTTTTACCAGACAAATTTTTTATGTTAATAAAATCTTCAATATCTGTCATTATAAAATTTTTTATATAATTAAGAAATAATTATAATATTATTATCAATTTTTTTTAATTAAATATAATCAAATTATATATTATAATGGATAAAGTTAATCTTGATATCAATACATATACATTAACAGAATTAGAAAATTTATTAAAATTACAAAAACCTTATAACCAACAAGATATAGAAAATAAGAAAAAAAAATTAGAAAAAACTATAAATATTAGTAATATAAATCAAAATAAAAAGGAGGAATTATATATTTTTTTAGATAATATAAAAAATAAATTAACATCAGAATATTTAAATTCAATAAGACCAAGTGAAAAAACTTTTAATGATATAAATAAATATGATGGGAATCATTTTGTAATAAAAAATGATAATAATAATTATACATCACTATTAGAAAATAATAAAAAAGTAAATAAATCTGTTATAAAAAAAACGTTTACAATTGATAGTATATTTAGAAGTAACTATGATAATCTCGATAATCAAAGTCATGATTATATAGTTGAATTACCAGAAACTATAACAAATGCAGTAACAATGAGCATATCATCTATAGAATTACCATTATCATATCATAATATAAGTGAAGAACTGAATAATAATATTTTCAATATTAGTGTAAAAAAATATAATGTAAATAATAGTACCGGAATAGAATATGATAACCCAGATTTAAATGTAGATTTTAGTTACAATATAACATTAATTCCAGGAATATATGAGTCACGTTTTACATCTTCTGCACAAGTTGTAGCGGCAGATATAGTATTAGAAATAAATAATCAGATAGCCGCACAAGTAGCTCCTCCTCCATCTCCACATGTTCCCACAGCACAAGAAATAATTATAGCATCAGATATATGTAGTAATTTAACATTTGAAGTAAGTAGACAAAGTGGTTTCGGAGCATTTAAATATTCAAATAATACTGCAACAGGAGGAGTAAAGTTAGAAAATGGTTATGAAATAACAATAAATTTTAATATAGATAATAATAGTATAAGAAATTTTTGTAGTGATAATTTATTATATCAAAAATTGGGTTGGCAATTAGGATTTAGAAGTCAAGAAATAACATTCGGAGATAATTCAGTAACAACATTAATAGGAGGAGCTGGATCACCAGTAACAATAAATTCTGTAACAGGAACTCCTGAACCACATACAATGTCAATACTATCACCTGGAATTTGTCATATATCTTATCCAAGATATTTATATATAGGACTGGATGATTATCAAACAAGTTCTAGAAATTATTTTGCTGTAGCATCTTCTTCAACAATTGCTCCAAATATTGTAGCAAGAGTAAATATATTATCTTGTTTAGAAGATAAAACTGCATTTAAAAATGGAGGTGCACCAGGCGATTATTTATATACTTTAAAACATATAAGAGAATATTTTGGACCAACAAATATTAAAAAAATAAGAGTTCAAATATTAGATGAATATGGTCGTAATTTTAGTTTAAATAATATGGATTGGAGTTTTGTAGCATCTTGGGAATGTTTTTATAATTAAAGAATTTCATCTACAAATCCTATTTTTAACATTTTCCTACTATTCCAACAATTATTTTGTGAAAAATACTTTGAAATTTTTTCTTTAGTAACTTTACATTTACTATTTTGTATAATAAATTCTAAATTTGTTGCTATATTATCATCTTGTAAAAACATGCCCCAATATTTATTTTGAGTAATTATTGGTGACATATTACAAAAACTTTTTTTTTTTATAATTCTAAAATCACACAAAGACGCTAATAAAAATCCAGCATCAGTAGAATTGTTTTCTATAACTGATACAAATTCATAATTAGAATAATAAGTGTTCTTTATACTTATAAATTCAATTAATGAACTAATTAAACCACCAAGAGATACAATATGTATATATACTCTATTATCATAATTATAAAAATTAGATGATGTAACAATCATTCTAACATATTCAAATAATTTTTGTATCGTTTCATTTGTTACTGTAGAATGAAATACAATCCGATTATCTATAATATAGATTGTATCATTATTTACTGGATTATGATATGATACTTGTGGATGATTAATTTTTTCCATAATTTTATCATGAGATTTTACTAAATAATTATCTAATTTACGTTTATTCATAGTTATTAGTAACGTTTAGTCTTTAAAATAAAATCAATTTTTTTGTTAGATAAAAAAAAAATTGAATATAATTTAAATCAATTTAAAATATTAACAACAACAATTATTAATAAATATGTCTGTTCTTTCGCTCTACGTTCCTGTTATTCAGACTCATATTACTGAGGCATATATCAAGCGCCAGTTTCTTGACCATAATATTGGTAAGGTAATGCGTGTTGATTTTGTTAAGAACCTTTCTAAGAATCGACGTGAAGCATTTATTCATTTTGATGAGTGGTTTGATAATGAAAAGTCAAATGAACTACAGAATGATATCAAGAACCCTAACACAAGTACTCGATTTGTTTATCATCATACAAAGTTCTTTCCTCTTCTTGTGAATAGAAACGCACATCGGCGTGTAAATAATCCAATGTATGAGATTGTTAATAGCGAAGATGTTAAGAAAACTTCTAAGGAACTTGTAACTATTTCAAATAACAAAAATACTTTAGAAATGAAAAATGATAAGCGACAGCGTGTAACATATGCAAATGTTTGCACTAATTAATTAAATAATGTCGTGAGGTCGCACTTAAAGAAACCTAGGTTTCCTTAAACCTTCCTACGTTAAATAGTGGTTTGCTTAGCAAACCACATGTTAATATACGTGGGTTTTAGGGAGCAGAGCTCCTTAAGGCAATTTCCCCGCTAATAATAATAAATTAAAAAATTTACAAAAAAAACTTACACAAAAAAGAATTTTTTTTGTTTATAATATTAAGGATAAAATTATGCCAACAAAAAATGAAAAAATAAATAATCGTGAAAGAAAAAAAGATTCAAAAAAAAAAGAAAATACTAATGGTAAATATAGTAGCAAACATATAAGAATACAAGAAGAATTACGAGCCGTGAGTAAAGAAGTAAAGAAGTAAAAAAATAATATAAATAAAATTGATGAAAATTTATTTATATTTTTTTATAGTAAAATAAATTATGGGAGCAGGTATTTTACCAGTAGCACTTTATAGAGGAACTTTATTTCTATTATTAGGTCAAGAAAGACATAATAATTTATGGTCTGATTTTGGCGGAAGCCCACACAAAGGTGAAAAACCTTATAAAACAGCAATTAGGGAAGGAAGTGAAGAATTAAATGGGTTTTTTGGTAGTGAAGAAGAATTAGACTCAGAAGTAAACGATAATAAAATTTTATCTATTTGTTATGATAAATATACAACATACATTTTTAAAACAAAATATAATAGAGAATTACCAAAATATTTTAATAATAATAATAAATTTATTGAAATTCAAGCAACGACAATTGTAGATACAAAGTATAATGGATTATATGAGAAAAAAACTATAGGATGGTTTCCAATAAATAAATTCAAAAATGAAAAAAATAAATTGATGTTAAGACTTCATTATATTGAACATATAAATTGTATTGTAAAAAATGAAGAGTATATTATTAAAGAAATTCAAAAATTAGAAACATATTAATTCTTAAGGAAACCTAGGTAGTGGACCACTCTGGGGGGGGAGACCGCCCTTAATCGCGGTAGCTTCGCTATTTATAATTAATAAAATAACTTAAATAAAATTTAACAAGTTATATTTAGACATTATTTTTTTATTTTTTGTTATATTTAGCAAGTTTTAGCAAGTATTTTTTAAAATTTTTAGATAAAATATTTAAAATAATTATTTATTTTAAATATTTTCAGTTATTTATTAACGAAGTTATAATTCTCTCACAATTATTTAAATTTATTATTTTTAGCGGGGAGGTTGCCTAAAGGCTTATTATATGAGCGTCCTTCGTTCGCTTTAACGAAGTCGTGCGACCTCACGAGATTATTTATCTTAATTTTTTAATAGAATTTCGGTAATATTTATATAAGCGAAGCTACCGCGATTAAGGGCGGTCTCCCCCCCCTCGTATTAATAAAAAATTTAAATCCTAAATAATATTTAATGAATAGTGACTCATTAAATAAATCTGACATAAATAATTATGGTATTGTTTATACACCTGATAATTTAGTAGATGAAATTTTAGATTTAATACCTGAAAAATATTTCAAAATGAAAGATTTAACTTGGTTAGATATTGGCGCAGGTAAAGGTGCTTTTTCACTCAATTTATATAATAGATTAATTAAACATCTCTCAAACCAATTCGAAAATAGTGAACTATGCAAACAACATATTATAAAAAATATGTTATTTATGATTGAAATTTATCCACCACATATTGATTATTTAAAAGAATTATTTACAAATGAAGCAAATATTATAAATAAATGCTTTCTCTCATTAAATCAATACGAATATGATAAATTTGATTTTATAATTGGAAATCCTCCATATAATTTACACGGTTCAATAAAAACTCCAACAAATTCAGAATTAAAAAAAACAGATGATGGAAAATCAGTTTATGTAGAATTTGTAAATAAAAGTTTAGAATTATTATATGAAGGTGGATTTCTAAATTTAATAATACCTTCTCTCTGGTTAAAACCAGATAAAGCAAATCTTTATAATACTTTAACAAATTTAAATATTCATAAATTAAAAAGTTTATCTACATCTGAAAGCACAAAAGCATTTAAGTATCAAGCACAAACACCAACATGTTTTTTCTTAATTGAAAATAAAAATGATGATAATAATATAAAAAATATAAAATTATTTGATAAAATTGAGAGAGAATATATAAATTATTCATTAAAAAAAGATAATCCTATTCCTATAAATGGAATAAATATATTAAAAAAAATAAATAAATATATAGAATTATCTGGTTCTCTCAAATTTTATAAAACTAATACTTGCCCAAAAAGAATAATATTTTCAGATATAAGCGGAGAGAAATTCAAATATACTAATATAAAAACTTGTAATTTGAATAATTTAATTCCCATAATAATTTTTAATTATTCAAATGTAAAATTAACATCTGCAAATAACAAACCAAAATTAGTATTACCACACAAAATGTATGGCATGTCATATTTAGATCAAGAAGGAGAGTTCGGTATATCAACGAGAGATAATTATGTTATAGAAGATTATTCATTAGAAGAATTAAAACAAATACAATACTTTCTCTCTACCAAATTCGCATTATTTATATTTTCTACATGTAATTATAGAATGAGATATCTTGAAAGATACGCATTTAATTTTATACCTGATATAACAAAAATATCAAATTTTCCAAAATTAAAAGATACATCAAGAGAGATACGTGATAATTTAATAAGTAATTTCTTTAATATCTCGGAAAAAGAAAAAAAATTTATCGAAAATAATTTTAAAAACTATGAATTTTTTATTTAACTAATGTCATTTCTTCAATTGACTCTGTTGTTAATTCAATTATAATTCTATTAGCCCAATCAATATAATATTGATTTAAAATTCCTTTATATTTAATAATTGCTTCTTTTACATAACTAACATCTCCTGTTTCTATACTCAAATCTATACAATATAAGAAGTCATCATATATAGTGCAATTAGTATTATCTTCATCATTATTATTCATATTAATTAATATAGACATATAATTAAAAATTGATATCAATTTTTTATAAAAAATTGATATTAAAAATAACATACTATTATACTATAAAATGCTAAGAAAGCATATTAGATTACTTAGTTGTCTTGCAAGAGAAATAAATTATAATCAATATGAAATAAAAATTCAACCGCCAATTGAAAATATAATTTCAAAAATTATATTAAATAAACAAAAAATATGTATTGCTGAAAGTCCAGGCAATATTTGTATGAAATGTTATGGAAGAGGAAAGATAAAAATGTGTATAGATTTGGGGTTTGAACATTATATAACTTGTGAAAGGTGTAAGGGAACAGGATTAATCTAAATATCAATAGAATTTTCAGGACTATTTAAATGATTTAAATAGTCATCACTATATACATAAGAATTTTTTATTTCTGGATTATCTATATATATTTTATTATAATAATCAGATAGTTCTGGAAAAATATTATATTTATTACACATTTGTATAGAATTTAAATAAGAAGATATAAGATTATTACTAGTAGAAACACCAATTTTTTTTAATTGAAGATATTTTGTTACATATTTTTTAAATAACATCATAGAAATAAATAATTCAAACATATCTGATTCTAAATAAATATTATTAATTACTAAAAATTTATATATAACTCTTATAAGATCATCACAAAAAGGTTCTCTATAAATAATATTACTATCATGAAGATAATTAAAAAATTTACTTATAAATTCTTCTTTTGTAAATTTACAATTTAATAATTTATTATATACTTCTCCACATAACATAGAAGTATCACAAATATCATTAGCATATGTAATATTTTTAGCTTCATTCTTAATTTTATTACTTGAAATATAACCAAAATCGTAAATTATTAATTGATAATATTCATCATTATATTTAATTACTTTCCAATTAGAATCATGTAAATCTGAATGATAATAATCTTTAAAATAATAAGCATCTTTTAAAAATAGATTAAATAAACAACATATTTTAGATTTTTCAAATATTGAACTAGTAATTTCATCTAATTTATAACCATCTATATATTGCATAATTAAAATATTATTTGACGCTAATAATGGTTTAGGTATTATAATATATGGATTATTAATATATTCATTATAAAAATACATCATATTATTATATTCATTTAACATATTAGTTTGTGCAACAATATTTTCAAAAAAAGAATCAAATATAAAAACAGTATCATAACTATTTAAAAATGAAATTTTTTTTACAAGAAACTTATATAATTTTATGAAAAAAATTGGAAATATTAATTGATAATAAATATCAGGATGTACAACTTTAATAGCAATATCTATATTATTATGAAGAGATGCTTTATAAACTTGGGCTATAGAACCAGATTTAATTTTAAATGAATTATCTAATATAATAGTTGAGTCAAAATCAGTATTAATTTCTTCCACAAATATTTTTTTTGTATAACTTAAATCATGAATATAACAATTTTCATAAAATAATGAAAATAATTTATATACATTATCATTTTCTTTATAACCAAGCATTTCTAAATTAGTAGTAATCCATTGAAATAATTTAATTAAAATACATCCATTCAAATCAACACTATAATATAAATACATTAATAACTTATCATTTAACCTATTTGTAAGTTTATAATTTATAATATTTATAATACATACATTAAAAAAAATACAAAAAAATATAAAATACTTTGTAACTTTATAAAAATATATAAACATATTATATTTATAATAATTTAAATTTTAATATATAAAATTTAAATAAATATATTAAATACGATGAGTGAATATATAAATGATATTAGAGAAATAATTTTTAAATATTTACAAAATGAATACAAAAATTATATAAATAATAAAAAAATTTTATGTATAAAAAAAAATGAAGTTCTCGATGTTATATCTAATCTTTACAATAATACTTTTAAAGAATTAAAATTACATGTTCGAAATGAAATGCATAATAAATATCCTGTTGATTATCCAAAATTAGGTATTGAAAACATAATATTAGATTTATTTCAAAATAAAGAAGATAATATTATAAAAATAGCAAATGAAATAAATTTTATTCAAAATGAAAATTTATTAGTAGTAGATTTTCCAATTATAAATAATTCTTTAAATTTAAATATTTGTAACTCTGAAGGATATATTATTATTAATTACATAAAAGATGATAAAAATATAACTAAAGAAACAAAAGAAATTTATGATAGTATTATAAAATATAAATTTATATACTCAATAAATGATAAAATTTTGGATGATTTTGATGAAGATAAAAAAATAAATATTATAAAAAAAGAAATAGAAAATAAAACAAATTTAGAATTAGGTGTATATTATCTTAAATCAAATAGTGAATAATTATTAATATAATATATTTTATAAAAAATTGAAAAAAATTTATTAAAATTTTTTATCAATTTTATAATGCAAATTTGTGTTACAAGATTTAATAATCATACATTTAATGAAAATAAAAATTTTAGAGAAAAATATAATTTAAAATGTGTATATTCTACTCCTGTTAAAATAACAGAAAATATTTTACCTAATGAATATTTAATTATTTTAGAAATGAATAATTCTACAAATAAAATAGAAGGAATAGGAATAATCAAAAATAAATTATATATAAAAGATAAATGTAGAATTTATAGCGATAAAAACTATAATAGATATACATACAAATCTAATTTTAGAATTGATAAGAATGAATTTAAAGATTATGAAAAACTAATATTAAGTAATTTACAAGAATTATTATTTAAATCGGCTTATCATTGTAAACGAGGACAAGGAATTCAAAAAATACCAATACATATAAAAAATAACAAAGTATTTAACTATTTCAAAATTTTAAATGAATATATTAAATTAAGATATAATAATTAAATGTATTTATATTATAATTATGAATGATAATATAAATACAAATTTGGATGATTATTCAAGTGAAGAATTAATAAATCTTTTAGAATTACCTGAAAATTTTACAAAAGAAGATGTTATAGAAAAAATAAATTTTTTTTATAGTAATAATAGTATTAATGATGAAGAAATAAAAGAATTTATTAATAATATACAAAATAGATTATTAGATTCTTTAAATGTAAATCCTAATGAAAATATATTGCCTGAATTTGGAAATTATATAGAAACTATGGAAAATATGGAAAATATAGAAAATATGGAAAATATAGAAAATATGGAAAATATAGAAAATATAGAAAATACAGATAATAATGATAATGATAATGATAATGATAATGATAATGATACGCAAGATACAATAAATACAAGTTATAATATTTTAGATTTAATAAAAAAAGATACAACTCATATTGAAAATTATAATACTTATAATTATTTACATTTTAATACATTATTTCGTGCAAGAAATAATTCTTTACTTGAAACATTAGTTCCTTCTACTAACAGTAATTTTTTATTATCATCACCAATCAATAATATAAGTAGAATAAAATTAGCATCAATAAATATAAAAAAACCTTATCTAATAAGTAGTTCAAAATCAAATAATACTTTTATTATAAAAAAATTTGTTAATAATAATAATTCAACATATTGTGATTTCTCTCAATCAATAGTTATAGAAGATGGATATTATGATAATTCAAAATTATTAGAAACATATTTAAACAACAATTATTTTGACAATTCATCAACTGATATAAGTTTTTTGAAAAATATTCATTTTTCAATAAATGAAAATTCAAATAAAATTTTATTTGAACTATCAAATAATTATATTTCGCATGAATCAACAACAGATGCATCATTTGTATATTTCTCTCTCGACTTTAAAACAAATTACACAAAATATTATTCATTAGCAAGTATATTAGGATTTGATTTTAATAAATCCAAAACTTATTATACATCTATAAATGACCTGTGTAATAATAGATTATTAAATTCTAAAATAAATTCATCATACACATTTTATAATAAAGGAAATAGCGAACTATTTTTTTGCTTAGATGAATTTCAGTCTAACATTGTTGAAACACATAAATTATTTTTAAATAATAATATGTCAACTCAAAAAATTTTAGCAAAAATTAATGGAACACTTGGTACAAAAGAAAATAACTATTATATAAATGAAACTTTTTCTGTAACTGATAATAGAAATGATCACACGAGAGAATATGATGGAGTTATAAATCTTCTAAATTTTAATATAAAAATAATAGATTATTATGGAAATATAGTAAATAGTAATATAAATGAAGATTTCACTTTTACATTAGAAGTAAAAATCAATAATAGTAGATTATTAAAAGATAATGAATTTAACTAATCTACTAATTTATAAAGAATCGTCACCTACTTCAACATCTCTTGTTGGTCCAGAAACAGATACTTGATTTACTTTAACTACATTTTTTAATTCTTCATCAGCAGGTCTTGTTACATGAATAACAAATTTATCTTCGGCAACATCAGGAACAGCTTGTTCTCCATTTAAAAATTTTTTTTTAAATTCTTTAATTGAATCACCTGATAATGGTGGAGATTCTTGTTGTAATCTTTCATACTCTTTTAAAGCATAAGCAGTTAAAACATCAGATGGATCACGATCTTCTCTAGACATATTCATTTGTAATGTAACATATCTATAAAATGAACCAAATTGTTTTGATACAGACGCATGATCAGCAGCTTTTTCTTCAGCATTATAGAATTTTTTAAATGATTGAATTAATGTCGAAACTAATCCTACACCACCAACTCCAAATAATATTCCATTTTTAACTTCTGGATCATCAATACTAGTTGCTACTAATGATAGTGTTGAGGCAACACTTGTGACTAATATACCAGAAATTGCTAAATCATTGGCAAATTTTTTCCATTTACCCCCCGAGTGAGCATGCATAAATCTTAAACCAGCCGCTTTTTCACCCCAATCTGAAATTAATTTTTCCATAGTAATTGACCACGAGTCAGCATTAACTTTTTTTCTTAAATCTCCTAATCTGGCCGCGGCAAGCGCTTCTTGTTCGCCTGCACCAAGTTCGTTGGCTTGTCCACCCATTTTTTTATAATAATACGCAATAAAAAAATATTTTTATTATTAAATGTTTTTTTTAAGGCAGTATTAATTTAAATTTTAATGAAAATAATATAAAGAGTTAGTAGTAGATAAAAATACTATAATAATAAAAATTATTATGCTATTATTATTAATACGCATATATTTTTTTAAAACATATGCAAATATACAATACCATATTTCAATATAATATTTTATGATTAATATCTTAATATGTATAATAAAGTTAATAAAATAATATATTGAAAAATAAATTAAATTTATAAATGCATAATAATAGTATAAAATATCATTATTATAATATAAAATCGCTTTAACTAATTCTTTTTCACCATGTTTATTTATAATTAGACTAATTATAAATAAACTTAGTAGAATTAAATTATTTCTTTTAATAATACAATTTTCACGCTCCAATCTAGTAATTTTAAGTTTATTTTTTAAATTAGTAATAAATAATTTATTTTTTAAATTAGTAATAAATAATTTATTATTCATATTTTTCTATTTCTATTATTATTACTATTTTTATTATATATTTATCAATTTTTTGTAAATAAAATATTAAATAATTTTTTATAGACGAACTAAGGTAAAGACTTCATTTCCACAACTATATTTATGACTTATCAACGATAATCCAACTAATCTAAATAAATTTTTTATTTCATCTATCTTAAATATATAATAATAACGTTCAAATATTTTTCCATAAGAATTCCAAATAACAATATTATTTCCATAATCATTAAATTTTCTTCTTGTTTTTAAAGGTTGATTTATTGACCAAACAGATAATAATATTTTTCCTCCAGGTTTTACTAATCTTTTTATTTCTCTTAATGCTTGTATTCTATGTTCGTATGTTGATAAATGATGAAATACAGCAATACAAATTAATCCATCAGCAATTTTATTAGATAAATTAACATCTGTAATATTTGAATTTAAAACATTTAAACCTTTTTCTTTACAAATATTTACAAATTTATCACAATTATCAATTCCTATAAATTTAAGATTATTATGTTCCATATTTCGTCCATTACCACAACCTAAATCTAAAATCAATTGATGTTGTTTAAATTTATCTAAAAAATCTACTACCCAATCCCATTTATTGACTCTTGTAAGATCAAAATGTTGTGCTATTTTTTCATATATTTGATTAACATTTTCATTTTCTAATTTAGACAGCATATGTATAGTATTGTAAAAATAAATAAAAAAATATATATTTTCAATTTTTAAAAAATTGAAAAGATAAAAAATAAAAAAAACTCTATATTAAGTATACAAAATGGAAAACATTAATACAATCTCATCTATTATCGAAAGCATTACTTGTCCAATTACCCAAGAACCTATGCGTGAACCGGTAACTGGTAGTGATGGACAAACATATGAAAAAGATGCAATTTCAAGATGGCTAACTGAAAAAGGAACTTCACCTCACGATCGTCGAACAATGAATATAGGTGATCTACAAGTAAATGCATCAATTCGATTTCTTTGTGATAAATTTCATAATGGAGAATTTGGATCAGTTTCAATTTCTAATAAAAAAAAAATTTCTAATGATAATATAGTTCTTAAATGTTTAGTCAATAAAAGTTCGAATGATGAGTATATAATGCTAAGTTTCGATATTGATAAAAATAGCATGACTTGTAACCATTTATCTCAAGATATTATTATTGTAATTGATCGTTCAGGTTCTATGCAATCACCAGCAACAGCACAAGATGAAAATGGTGAAACAATTGAAAATGGATGGTCAGTTCAAGATATTGTAAATCACGCAGCTTGCACTATTGTAAAAACATTAGATAACAATTCAAGAGTAAGCATTATTGCTTTTGATAACTTAATTGAAGTTATTGTTCCTCTAACTTTAATGACTGAAATTAATAAAACATCTGTTATTGCAAAAATTAAAAATATTACACCGCGAGGCCAAACAAATCTTTGGGGAGGTATTGAAAAAGGAATTGTTATTCTTGATGAACGTGAAGATAAAACCAGAAATGGAAATATTTTAGCTCTAACTGATGGCTCACCAAATATTAGTCCATCTCGTGGTGAAGTCGAAACAGTAAAACGTCTTCGTAAAACAAAGAATTTTACAGCACCAATTTATACATTTGGTTTTGGATATAATTTACGAAAAGGACTTCTATATGAAATTGCAAAAGCAGCAAATGGCGGCAATGGACATATTTCAGATGGTGGAATGATTGCTACTGTATTCTGTAATTTTATTGCTACAATTCTTACAACTGTTGCTCTTAATTTACAAATTCATATTAAAACAAAATCACAAAATAAAATTCCATTGGAATTTATGTTAGGCGATTATGAATTTAACTTAAATGAAGATGAATACGTATTTGATATTGGTACAGTTCAAATTGCCCAATCTCGTAATATTATTATGAATATTAATCCAGAAGAAGAATATGAATACTTTTATACATACAAAATTGGTGGAAAAAGTTATAAAAGTGAAACATATTTTATTAACAAAGAAACTATTAAGAAAATTGATGTAGAAAACCAGAAAGTTATTATTCATAAAAATCGTTACGATGTAGTTAATTCAATTAGACAAATGATTAATTATAATAATACGGGAGAAAATTCAGAAACATTAACTATTTTATTTAATATTGAAAATCAACTTGAACAATTTAAGTCTGGTGATATTCTAACTCTCGGAATGTTAAAAAATATTAAAGGAGAAGGAAATAATGACGGTCAAATTCATATGGCGGCAGCAGATCAAACATATTTTAGAAAATGGGGTGAATATTATCTTGATCAAGTTTCTCGTTCTATGAATATTCAGCAAAAACCAAATTTTAAAGATAGTGGTATGCCATTTGGAGGTGATATTTTTGAAGAAATTGTTGATAAAGCAAGTGATATTTTCGATTCTCTACCTCCACCTGAACCATCGCTAATTAATTCATATAATTCACCATACAGATCATTAGGAACAGCAAATGCACCAGTAGTTAATATGGCAGTATATAATAATGCTGGAGGTGGATGTTTTGATTCAAATTGCACTATTACAATGGCAGATGGTTCAACAAAAATTCTAAAAAATCTTCAAAAAGGAGATACAATTTTATCTGCTGATGAAAATAATAATAAAAAATTTGCATCAGTAGTTTGTATTTTAGAAATCAGAATTACATATGGAATTAGAGAATTTGTAGATTTTGAAGGAGGTTTATATATTACTCCTTGGCATCCTATTAAGTATAATAATAAATGGCAATTTCCTGCTAATATTAAAGTACCTTACATTAAATCATGTGATTCAATTATTACAATGGTTCTAGATAATTATCATGTAGGATTTATTAATGGTTATCAATGTATTATGTTAGGACATGGATTTACTAATGGTATTCTAAAGCATCCATATTATGGAACTCGAGCAATTATTAAAGATATGAAAAATAATTATGGTTGGGATAGTGGTAAAGTTGTTTTAAACGATACATCAATTACATTTATTAAAGAAAATGATATGACAGCATCTATTATTACTGACACAAATACAACACACGTAAAAGCATATTAAATAGGAACAGATAAATTAAAAGCATGTTGTCTTGAAAGTTCAGGAGGTTCAAATATACTTCTAAATATGTTTTCTTCTAATACAACTTGATGATTATAATTCCAATTATTACTATTATATTGACTTTCAGATTCTAATTTATTTATTTTTTTTTCTAATTCAGAAACTTTTTTTTGTAATAATTTTACAATATTATTAAGTTCACTATTGCTTTGATTGTCATTTTCACAAAGAGACATATAATATATATAATATTATTTTCTTAAATTATATATTAACATAATTTAAAAATAAATAAATAATTATATTCAATGGTTGCTATTGGTATCGATTTAGGTACAACATATTCCTGCGTAGGAGTATGGAAAAATCAACAATGCGAAATAATTGCTAATGATCAAGGAATGCGAACAACTCCATCATATGTTGCTTTTACGGATACAGAAAGATTAATTGGTAATGCGGCAAAAAATCAATCTTCACAAAATCCAGAAAATACAATTTTTGATGCTAAACGTCTTATTGGTAGAAATTTTAATGATCCATCAACACAAAATGATATAAAACATTTTCCATATAAAGTAATTGATAAAAATAATAAACCAATAATTGAAGCAATATATAAAAATGAAATCAAAAATTTTCAGCCTGAAGAAATTTCATCTATGGTTCTTATTAAAATGAAAGAAACTGCTGAAGCATATCTTGGTGAAATAGTAGATAGTGCTGTTATTACTGTTCCTGCTTATTTTAATGATTCTCAAAGACAATCTACAAAAGATGCTGGAGCTATTGCTGGTCTGAATGTTCTTAGAATTATTAATGAACCTACTGCAGCAGCAATAGCATATGGATTAGATAATAAAACAGAAGAAGAAAAAAATATTCTTATTTATGATCTGGGAGGAGGAACATTTGATGTAACACTTCTTAGTATTGAAGATGGTGTTTTTGAAGTTAAAGCAACCGCTGGAGATACAAGATTAGGTGGAGAAGATTTTGATACACGTTTGGTTCAGCATTTTAGTCAAGATTTTAAAAGAAAACATAAAAAAGATCTATCTGAAAATAAACGTTCAGTAAGACGTCTTAGAACAGCTTGTGAAAATCTAAAAAAAACATTATCAGCATCTACACAAGCAACTATAGAAATTGACAGTTTATTTGAAGGTATTGATTATACAAGTAATATAACAAGAGCACGATTTGAAGAATTATGTGGTGATTTATTCAGAAAAACATTTGAACCTGTTGAAAAAGTAATAAAAGATAGTAAAATTAGTAAATCTAATATTCATGAAGTTGTATTAGTAGGAGGCTCAACCCGTATTCCAAAAATTCAAAATCAACTTGAAAATTTCTTTAACGGAAAAAGTCTTAACAAATCTATTAATCCCGATGAAGCAGTCGCATATGGTGCAGCGGTTCAAGCTGCATTACTAACCGGTGTTAAAGATTCAAAAATAGATGATATACTTTTACTTGACGTTGCACCATTATCATTGGGAGTTGAAACAAGTGGAGGAGTAATGACTAAAATTATTGAACGTAATTCTACCATTCCTACAAAAAAATCACAAACATTTAGCACATATAGTGATAATCAACCAGCAGTAACAATTCAAGTATTTGAAGGAGAAAGACAATTTACAAAAGATAATAATAAATTAGGAGAATTTACTCTTCAAGGTATTCCTCCAATGCCTAGAGGAGTTCCTCAAATTGAAATTTCATATGATATGGACGCTAACGGTATTCTCACTGTTTCTGCCCTTGAAAAATCAACAGGAAAATCAGATGAAATTAAAGTAACTAATGATAAAGGAAGACTTTCCAAAGAAGATATTGAAAAAATGGTAGCAGAAGCTGAAGAATTCAAAGAAGATGACGAAAAAGCAAAAGAAATAATTGATGCTCGTAATAATTTTGAAAGTCTTGTTTATCAATTTAAATCTACTCTCGATGATGAAAAACTTTCTTCTGTTATTGATGAAAATTTAAAAAATGAATTAACTGAAATTATAACTGAAAATACACAATGGTTAGATAATAATCAAATGGCTTCAAAAGAAGAATATGAAACTAAAAGTAAATTTATACAAGATAAAATGAAAATACTTCAAGAAAAAATGATGCCAAATATGCCAAATATGCCAAATATGCAAAGTGATTTACCTAATACATATTCAAGTGATGAAACAACACACGGAACACCTAAAGTAGTAGATATTGATGATGTAGACTAAAAAATTAATTAATTTAATTATTTATTATATTAAATTAATTATTTATCAAGTATGAACATGTTGAATTGTTTGAATTTCACCATTTTCTAATTCAGGAACTTCTATTTCTCGTGTTGTTGTATCTGGTCTTCGCGTAAATGTATGAACATGTGCTATAGCACGATGTCTCATTATACCACAAGAAATAGATACAATTATTAATACTATAACCAGAACACATAAACATACTACTAAAATCGGATATAATAAAACATTATAGTCATCTTCATTTATATCCCTTTTTAAACAATAACTATAATCAGAATTAATATGAACTAAAGCACTATGAAATGAAACATTTTCATACTTTAAAATTGTATAATTTAAATTATTTACTACCTTTGAATAATATAAACACTCTAATCTATGATCTATACTATCATGAACTTCTATATTATTAGCATAATTATTAATTATATAATCATAATTTTCATTAGTTAGCACAAATCTATTTTCTATTTCATTCTCAAAATTAGTAAAAATTTGATAATCTTTTACAACCGAATTTCCAACATATAAAATATTAAACCCAGTATCACTATGTGAAATACTATAACTATGTTCATAAGAATGACCATCACCAATACTATGATATCCACTATGTTCATGTTCTAAGTCACAATTTACAATAGAAAATAATATAAATAATATATTATAAAATTTCATAATATAATATATATAAACTTCTATTTATATATATATAATAAATTAAATATTACAATATATTTTTTAAATAATATCCTAATGTAACAGTAACAATAACAGAAAGTATTACCGTTAAAATCGCCCTATAATTATCATTTTTTATATTTTGTCTTTTAGGGCTTCGAGATGGTCTATCTCTAATCATCTATATATAAAATTATTTTATAGTTTTATATATAAATACAATGAACTATTTTTTAGGTTTAACATTAACAGGACTTATAACTGGAATATTTGCTGGATTTATTGGATGAGGAGCCGAAATATTAATAGTTCCATTATTAACCTTTTTTGGTGTATTAAGTTCTCTTAAATCTCGAATTGCTACTTCTTTAATTATGTTGTTACCACCAATTGGAATATTCGCATCAATTTCATTATACAAACAAGGCTTTGGTGATATAAAAGCAGGTATGTATCTAGCTTTACTATTTACAATCGCGAGTTTCTTTTCTTCAAAATTCACTATTAAAGTTGATACTGAGTTATTAAGAAAAATATTTGGTATCTTTACTATTATAGCCGGATTATACATATTGTTAAATAAAGAAATTTAATGTATTGAGGTCGCATTAATTAAAATTTGTTAAATAAATAATTACTGCAATTGCAGTACAACTATTACTTAATAATTCACTATTATCTCTACCTAATTTTACTGCTAATGTTTGTATTCCTTCTTGTTTATCTTCATCTATATCTTTTATATCTAACATATTACTTGAAGCAAACATTAATAAACCACTAGGAATATATATTGATGGATGATTGATTATTTCATAATTATTATCATGTAATACACATGGCAATATAACACATCCCAATGTCCAAAATGTTCCTATATAAAAAGGTTTTAATGTTCCAAACCTTTTTTTAAAATCTCTATAAAATAATGTTGATGTTAAAGCAATTAATAAAGGATAAGTTTTTTCATTAAATTTAAGTAAATCAAATATATAAATATAACTTAGTATTATTAGAAAAATATTATAATTCAAATTTTTTATCAAAAAATCATAATAAATTCTCTTTTCTTCTGTATAAATTACTTCTTTATTATCTTTTTTTAAATAATTTAAAGCATCTAATAATCTATCTGTTCCATATGTAAAAATTCCAATTGAAAATTGTAAGATTATTAATTCTTTATTTACTATATTTTCATGATAATAAGTTGTTGTTAATATATATTGCAAAATATTTAATGGTATACCCAAATTTGAACCTAAAACTGGATTATAAATAGTTGAATTAGTTTTACTTAACATATTAACATTATTACTTAATATAGGTTTTCTGATTGCTATATTAGAAATAAAACCCATTAAATATTATTATATATTGTATATTTAACTTTTAATATACAATATATATATAAATGGATAACACAAAAATCTAAATTAGCAATTGAGACAAATAAAGATATATTAATGTTTCAACAAACAACTATTCGTAATGTAGCACTCACTACTGCTGTATCTTTTGCAGCTTTAGCATATTCCAGATTTTATAGAGGTAAAAGTCTATTATATTCAGGTGGATTAGTTTTTGTATCTATTTTATTGGTTTTAATTTCTTTAACATTAAATCTAACTCATTATAATATTATTGTAGAACATAATAATTTAAATGAAAAATTATTTGCTGGAAAAGAATTTTTTGTAATTAATTATATATTTTTTGTTATAAATATTTTCACTTTAACTTTAGCTATTTATACATTATATCGTTTATTAACTAATAATAAATTTGATTAATTTTTAAATATATTTTCCCACATACCACCTATAAAATTTATATCTTTTTCAAAATAAAATACTGAATCTATATCTGTAAATTCCATATTCAAAAAATGAAATCTAACATTATTTTCATAACAATTTATTATATTATTTTCTATCAATGATGAATCATAATATAATTTATCATATATACCACAATTATAAAATATAACATCTGTAAATCTTAATAGTTTTGAACTAACTCTTTGTGTAGATACTACATTTCGTTTTGTATTATAATCAAATTGTAAATCAATATTTTCATTTTTTGCATATCCCATAACTTTATCATTATCTTTTTTAAAATTTACATTACCCGCACATTTAAATAAATTATCTGGATCTAAAGATAAAATACTTGAAACATAATCCATAATTACTGTTCCTTTTATATTATTTTTATCTACTACATATGTATTTATTTCACATCTAGTTGCCGGTTCATTTGTTAAAAAATCAAATACAGGACTAGTACAATTATAAATATTTATACTCAAAAAATATTCTTTATCTGTTTTCTTTATTATTGCCGTATCCATCATATTAAAATTTTTATTATGCTCCTGTAAATATTCTTTAATTCTATTATATTGTCTATTATCTAAACGATAATTTATATATGTAGAATAAGAATTTACTAAAAATGGTGCATGTAAAACATTCTTATTTCTTGGATTTGACATTAATGTTGGCATTCCTACCAACATGAAATTATAAAATAATTTCAAAAAATTATTTGGTATAAACATTATATTATGTAATAATATTTTTTTATTATTATTTAAAATAATACTTTATAATGCTATTTATTCAAATAAATATATATGTACTGGCTGGATATATAATAACAATTAAAAATTATATAAAATTAATTAATTATATATTATAATTAAATGAATAAAATTATTGAAAGTATAATTTGTACTTATGAAAATATTTTATCTGATAAAATTTGTAATAATATTATAGAAAAATTTAAAATTGACGAACATGTATATAATAAATTTGACAAAAATTCTAATATTTCAATTTTAAAAATTAGATATTCTCCTGACCCTATTTGGGGTGAAATAGATTCTATTATATGTAAAATAATAAATGAATATAGTAACATTTATAATAAACATATTCGTGAAACAAATTTACATTTTTCTTTTTCATATAATTATAATGACAATGGATATTTTATTTATAAATTTAATAAAAATATAGGATTTCATAATGTAGATAATCCATTTACTTGGAATAAAAAAAATGGTTTTGCAATTGCATCTTTCATATTTTTTCTTAACACTATAGAAAATGGTGCAGAAATAGAATTTTTTAATATAAAAAATATTAAACCCGAAAAAGGTAATCTTATTATATTTCCTGCCACTTGGGATTTAGTTTATAAACATAATATACCTATTAGTTCTGATAATTATATTATTACTGGAACATTATATTATAATTATAACAAATAAAATAATAATATAAAATTGTTTTTATTATTATTATTAGTAATATGAATAATAATTTAATTTATAATATACATAATAATCTTGATATATCATTTTGTAATTGTATTATAAATTATTTTGATGAAAAACATAATCTTGATTTAACTTCTTCATCTCTATTAATTAATAATATTATTAATAAAAATGTTAGAAATAGTTTTTTATATAAAATTGAAAAATCTGATGAAATTGAAAATTATTATAAATCTATTTTAGATAGTAAACTCAAAAACGCATTTAAAACATATCTAATATTTTTAAAAAACTATAATATAAATTTTGATTATATTAATAAACTTAATATTAAAATACTTGATGAGGGCTTTGGTATTACTAAATATATAAAAAATGAAGGGTTTTATACTAAGCATAGCGATTTTAATCCTCATAATTTTGCTAAGATCAGATTATTTACTTATATTTGGTACTTAAATGATGTAAATGAAGGAGGAGAAACTGAATTTATAGATGGAACAAAAATTAAATCTGAAACTGGAAAATTAATATTCTTTCCTGCTACTTGGCCTTATGTACATATTGGTAATATGCCTATTTCTAATGATAAATATATTATTGTTGGATGGATTTATCTTGATTTACAATAATACTTCTATCTTTTCCATTAAATCATCTAATTCTGGTTTTGGTAAATATTCATAATTTATATAAATTCCATTACCTTCATTATAATAATTATATACATTTGGTTGTAAAGGAACTACATTCATTGGATATGGCCAGTGACTTGTTGTCCTTCTTGTTTCAAAATACCTTTTTCTATATCTTTGTTCTCTTTCTGTATTTCCTTCACATTCTTTTGGTAAATAACACAAATATTGAATTAATCGTTCTTCTGTAGAACCAGATAAATTTTGATGAAATGTTCTTGATTCCCATACAACTAAATCTCCTGCTTTTACATTTAATACTCTTTTTTTATCTTCATATTGTTTTATATAATCCTTATCTATTATATTCCAATCTCTCGGTTCATCTATATTCATATCTTCAAAATATTTTTCATGACACAAATGTGTACCTTCATATACTTGTAATGTTCTCTCTGAATTATCACTTAAACTTACAAATGATTGGTAACAATACACTCCTTTTTTTCTTGAAGATTGATCACTATGTGTCCAATATCTTTCTTCACCTACATAATCTTTTGGATAATAACAACATCCATCAAATGAAGTTACTAACTCATCCGTTCCCCATAATTCTTTAAAAATATTTATTATTTTTGGATTTGTTCTTACTAACCATGCAAATCTTTGATTTCCTACCTCATGATGTTTGAAAATACCACTAAAATCAATTAAATTATGTACTTCTCTTAAACCATCTACACTATTTAACCATTTTACAAATTCACTTTTATATTCATTAATTTCTTCTTCATCTAATACATTATTTATTACTGTATATCCTTTCGTTCTTAATTCTTCTTTTGCTTTAACTATATCCATTCTTATTTTTATTTTTATTTTTATTTTGTATATATCTTTAATTAAATTTATATTAATATATTAATATATTAATGTATAATTTGGCTGGAATAAAATATTTTATACACAGCACTTCTTTTGATAATAATTTATATTTACCTATTGAAGTTAGAAAAATTATTTGGGAATATACTCATGTTTTACAAATTATACAATGTTATATTTGTAATAAAATTTTAATTAACTTTAACATTAATATATTGCATAATGATGATGAAAATTCTATTAATAACTATAGTATTATTAATGGAATAGCAAAATGTAATAAATGTTTTGTTGATTAATATTTAAAATTTATTTTCCAGATTTAATATAAATAATGAGATTATTTATATTAATAACTATTATTTATTATACATCCTCCACTTTTATTTTTAGTTATCCTACTGATATTTATAAAAAAAAATATAATGATAAAATTATTAAAGTTTATGAACCACGTGATATACCTAAAAAAAATCTTGACTCTTTACTTTTTTTTACAGGCGGTAACTCTTTAATTCCTGGAGATATTTATACTTGCTTCATTTGTTCTTTAGTTGATTTAAAATATTCTGTCTCTGTTTTACCTAATGATATGCAAGCTTCATATGAATATATTAAAGATATACAGAATAATTATTCTACTATTACTCCACTCGCCCACTCATCCGGTTGCATTAATGCTATCAATTTACTTAACAATTTTGATAAAATTACTAATTCTATCTTTTTAGACCCCGTAGATAATAGTAAAGTTTATAATTTATTTAATGATATTACTAACGAAAAATTAAATTATTTAAATAATTTATTAATTATTACTGCTGAAAAATCTTACCAATGGTCTTTAGCGCCTATCTGCTTTCCATTTATTCCTGCTTTTAGATTAGATGTTAAAAAATTACTTAATCTTAAAAGCGATCTTAATATTAAATATATTGAAGCTGAACAACATGGACATTGCGATGTATTAGACCCCATGTGGTCTGATATTATGCATGAAACTATCGCCAAAGGCCATGATGATAGAAGTTATAAAAATTTATTAGAATATCATAATTGGTTGGCTAGAGAAATTCATAGTTTTATTTATAAAGATGACACTTCTTGTCATTATGAAGATCACTCTGAAGATAGTTATTAAACTATTTTTTATTACTATAATATGCAATAATAGTAATTCCAATTAAACTTATTATTATACCTATTAAACATCTAAAATCTAAATTTTGTTTAAATAAATAATACGCTGCTATTACTGTTATTATTATATTTAAATTAATAATAATATGACTATATCCAATATTTGGACTAATTTTAAATGCATTTTGCATTACTAAGCTAATAATAAATTATTATCATATTTAGTATTATCTATAAATTTTAATCCAATAGTACCAAGAGCAGTTATTATTGTTGATAAAAATGCTAAAAATATCCATGAGTTTTCATTTAATATATATTGAGTTTTCATTTAATATATATTGAGTTTTCATTTAATATATATTGAGTTTTCATTTAATATATATTGAGTTTTCATTTAATATATATTGAGTTTTCATTTAATATATATTTATAATTTATTTTTCTTTACTATAATATATTACTATACTTAAACCTATTAATGATAATAAAATACCTAACATTGTTTGTTTATTTAATCTTTCTTTAAATAGAATATAAGAAAATAACAATACTAAAATTATATTTAAATTTATAATTAAATTACAATAACTTATATTTGAAGAAAATGAAAAAGCTTTTGAAACCGCCATATTAATAGATAAAATAATTAATGCTAAAAATATTGATAAACAAATTATTATATTTGAATTCTTATCTTTTAATATATTTTTTATCTTTTCTTTATAAAACGATAAATATATTAATGATATAATTCCTGTAAATAAAAATGTAATTGCTAATGATATATCTGCATTATTATTATTATATATTAAAATATATTTATGTATTATAGAATGTATTGTAATAAAAAACATAGCAATAAAAGAATAAAATATCCATAAATTTTTCATTATTTATATATTACTATAATTAAATTTTATAATTACTTTTTTATCTTTTATATTACATACACAACTATCCGACAATGATGCCTTATTTATTCCTCCAAGATTATTCATAAATGTTGTAATTCCTTTTCTTGATGGACAATTTTTACCATAACGATAAAATAATTTCGCAAAAATTATATTCCAAAAACACAATGGATAATTTACATATTTATCTACATTAAATGAAACACTATTTTCATCATAAATTACTCCATCTAAAAATGGTTCTATCATTTCTTTCATTATTAAATCATTCCATTCTGACGATTGTCTACTTAAACCTAACAAATTTGATCTCACATTTTCACCAAATGTATTTTCCAGTTCTGGATGTAATTTATTTCTATATTTTCCTCGCACTGACCAATCTGGTGTTGTATCTTTAAAATATGGAACATTATTTTCATCAGCAAATTCATATACATCTGATTTATAAAAACCTATCATTGGACGACACATCATAACACCATTTACTACATTCTCTTCTTTTATTACCGCCAAATCAAGTAAATTTCTTCCTCTACACACATTTGCTACTATATTTTCTACTATATCATCTTTATGATGACCTAATAGAATACAATCACCCTCTTCTTTAGTTAATATTTCTTTGTAAAAATTAAACCTTATATTTCTTGTATAACACTCATAATTACTTCTCTTTACTTCTCCCCTTTTCATATCATTAATATCTTTTACGTATAATTTTATATTATTATTATAACACCACTCTTCTAAAAATTTTTGCTCATCTTTTGTTTCTTCTCTATTATTATAATTTATATGACAACCTACTACATTACATTTCAAATAACATAATATTGATGCTACTACCATCGAATCTACTCCACCCGATAAAGATACTATATACTTATTCTTTTCTTCTCTTTTTACAAAATCTATAAAACATTTTAATACTTTATTTTCATTATAATAACTATACTTGATTTTACTATTATCTTTTGGAGTATACTCTAAAATATCCTTATATTTATCATAATTTATATTTCTTAATGATGATATCCAATTCAACATTTTATAATTCCTATATTATTTTTTTTTATTTCAATTTTTATAAAATAATATAAATATTATATTGTTTAATATATTATATGTTTGATAAATATTATAAAATTCTTGAATTAGATAATTTTGCTACCATAGATGATATTAAAAAAGCATATAAAAAATTTGCTATTAAATATCATCCCGATAAAAATCCAGACAATAAAGAAGAAGCCGAAACTAAATTTAAAGAAATTTCTGAAGCATACGAAATATTAACTAATAAAGAAAAATATTCACAAGATCCTAATTTTAGACAAAATTATATGCCTCAAATTAATCCTCATGACTTATTCTCTCAATTATTCTCTCAAATGCATACACCTAATCCTTTCTCGTCTTCTGTATTTATGAATTTATCACATGGAACACATTTTGTACAAATTCCTCAAAATACTGTTATGAGAACTACTTCCACCAGAATTGAAAATGGTAAAAAAATTGTTACTATTACTGAAAAAATTAATGGTCAAACTCGAGTTCAAACTATTACTTCTGATATTAATTCTCCCAATTTAGTCAACATTATGCAAAATATTAACATTAATTAATATATAATTTAAATATATTTCATATATTAAGAATATGTTGAAGTTTATTTTTCTAACTATTATAACACTTACTAGTAACGCCCTTAATATTAATCATATTAGTCCTATTAATACTATTAATATGATAGCTTCTAATCATATTTGTCCTACTTATTTAGAACAATATACTAAAAATTTTAATGAAGAACAAGGAGAAATTATTATTAAAACTATATCAAATACATTTCCACAAGTTGATAGTATCTCTCATATAGTTTTGCATACCAGCGATAATTTAATTAATTTTACATTAAATAATAATATTTTATCTAATGAAATGAAAAAATTAATTGTTTTATTTATTGTTGAAGGTATTCAATTTGGTGATGCCACCGGTGGTTATATCTTAGATTTTTATCATCAACTCGTTAATTGTCTTCTTTAAAATATTTTTGCATATAAATCTAAAGCCTCTTTTAATACTTCTTCCTCTATTCCTAATTGTACAGATTTTTTTAATACACTATCTAAATTTTTCATTATTTTTGGTTTATTTGCTCTCATACATTCTACTATAGTACTTAAACTACCCACCCCATTTTCTCTATCATAATAATATGGATTTATTTTATCACTATTATAAATATCTGCTTTTATTGCTCTACCACATACATAATCTGGATAATTATTATGCATCTCTCGTCTTGCTATTTCTATATCAAACTCTACATCTCTTACTATTAAACTTGATAAAGTCCATAATTCAAATAATAAATCATCTTTATTTAATCCCTGAATATTTACATATTCATCTTCATTATTCATATTATTATTTACTCTAATAATAATATTAATTTACTTATCAATTTATTTTTTATTTTTTATATTTATAATGATACTATTTTTATTTCAATTATTTTATCCTGATTATGATTGCAAAACACGCAAAGAATATAGAGATAAATTAACACAAGATTTATATGAAATACAAAAAAACAAAATGCCTATGTGGTATTAATTATATAAAAATTGAATACATCTATATTATTTTTATTATTATAAAATTTATTATGAGCAGAAATAATATTATTGCTGTCGCTAAACAAATCAATTCCAAATTTAATAATAAATATAATAAATATTATTATTATGTTATTCCTAATTTGAATACTGAAACACAATTCACTAAAGAATATATTTTACAGTATATTTTTAATAATAACTCTAAATATACTACTAATAGAGGTAAAGCTTTATGTATTGCACACGATATACAAAAAAAAATTGATACCGAATATGGTGTTAATGAAATTGATATTTATTAAAAATGGTTTTGAACAACATTTTGAACACATATGTTCCTTTGCGTGCTTCCATTCAGAATAACGACAACGGCAAGGTCAAACTTGGATGTGTCGCCTTCAATCCTAAGTTAAATCATCAGTGTGTTTTATGCGTTTGGCCATAACCAATACAATCTCATGAATAAAAAATCTGATATATGCACTGATTGTCTTCATGCTGAAGTTGATTGTGTACAACGACTCAAAAAATCACAAAAAAAATGTCCTATCAATCTCGTCGTTTTTCGTACTAATAATAATGGTGATAAATTAATGATGGCTAAACCTTGTATCAATTGTTTAAATACTATAGATTATACTTTAAAAAAGAAAAATTATAATCTTAAAAAACTCATATATACTGATGAAAATGGGGATTTTAATTATATATAAAATAAAAAATTATATTAAAAAATTCTTTTTATTTTATATAATGTATCTTATTCCCCTTGTTAGAACTAATCGCGCTATTGCCGCTTCTTTATTATATCCTCAACATCCTATTCAAGCTATTGCTATTTCTGAAATATTTAGTCTTATTGCACCTTTTTTAAATCCTAAAATGTATTCCAAAATTTTGGCTTTAACTATTTGTATGATGTATCAACCCAATTTCTCTCATTTTTTTATTCAAAATTATCAGAAAACTCAAAATTATTATTACCAAGCCGAAATATCTTCCTCATTATTATTCATTTTAACACTCGCTATTCAATATATATGATTATCTCTTTTTATTTTTTATATATTATAAATATTTTATAAATATATTAAAATAAATATTTTATAAATATTTAAAAATAAATTTTTTATTTTTATTATTATGATTTTATATCCTCTTATTAGGGCTACTAGAATTGCTACAGCATGTGCTATGGTTCAACCAGAATATTCATTACCTATATCTACTCTTATTGAAACACTTAGTTCTATTATTCCACTTATGAATACTAATATACCTTTAACTTCCTATTTTATTCCTTTATTATGTGACCCACAACAAACTATATATTTAATTTATTCTCATAATAGAGAAAAATATGAACTACTTGAATTAATTACTTTACTATATATATTACTTATGATTCTTTCTTATAAATAAACTACATTTGGACTATTTTCCCAACTTGAATATAACTCCGCCTTTGATGTTGGTTTATCTAATTCTAATAATCTCTTTAAAGCCTCTAACCTTCTTTCTCTCGGATTTTGTCTAGGTTTAGTTTTATGAATTTGTCTTGATATATATTTCCATCTCCATTCACATTGTAATGCCGCATTCCAACTCGGACAATTCTCTATATAACATACATAACTCCATATTTCTCCTTTTTTTACCTCTGTTGATGTTGCTACTGCACCGCCTTTAATCTCACAATTATGTTGCCGAATTCTTTTATCCAAATCTACCGTCGCACCTATATATGTCCGTCCGTTTGTAGCTTCAATGAAATACACATAAAATCCCATATAATATTATTTTAATAATAATATTATATTTAAATTATAACATTTCTTTTATTTCTTTTGCTAATCTCTCTCATCACTATTAAATATATTATATATATATATATATTTAATGTCGTTATTATATTTACTTGGGTTCTTTTTAATTATTCTTATCTATCTGATAAATAAATATTCTTTTACTAACTTGAAACCAACATGTGAAAATTATGTTACTAATACATATTTGTATTTAGCGTTTAGTCTACTTTTTGTAGCTCTATTAGTAAATGTTTTTAATAATATTTGTACTTCAAATGCTATAAATTTATTTAAAAATATATTATGTAATGCTCCATTCTTATTGTTTTCAGCGATTGCATCTTTTGCAATTGTTTTTATAATATTTTTTACAAGAAAAAATTATAGCAAAAATGGTCATGTATTGAATCATTCGTTGTGGATAAGTTTTTTATTATTATTTTCAGTTTCTTTTAGAACAGTTTTTTTATATATAAATAATTATGATATTGTTTATACTATTTTTTTAACATTTCTTATTTTTCTTATTATGTCATTTGCTGTTTATATTAATCCTTCATTTTTTGAGAGAACTTACAAATTTGCAATTACAGGATTATTAGTTGCATTAATAGTAATAATAATTTCTGAAATAATTTTATTTTTTTATAAAAATAAATTAGCTAAAAAATATATAACATATTTTGCTGTTATTGTATTTTCTTTGTTAATTTCTTATGATACAATAGAAGTTTTTAATCTTGCAAAAAATTGTCTTGAATATCCTAATTATCCAAAATCTTCATTAGATTTTTTCATTACTATAATTAATTTATTTACTGATTTATTAAGAGCAAAATCGGGTAAATATTAAAAATTATACTTAATATTTTTTATCTTTTGTTATTTATAACCCTTTAATCTCACAATTATGTTGGCGAATTCTTTTATCCTAATCTACCGTCGCACCTATATATGTTCTTCCATTTGTTGCTTCAATAAAATACACATAAAAACTCATATAATAATATTATATTTAAATTATAACACTTCTATTATTTCTTTTGCTAATCTCTCTCGCGACTTCGATGCATATATACTTTTTCCATATGAAAGAACTTCTGGTCTTACTATTATCAAGTTAACATCATCATTTTCTTCTTTATATTTATGTAATAACTTTTCTTGTGCATTTTTTGATGCATAAACACTATCTAAATACCAATTATTCATTAATTTTATACCTATATTAGCATCTTTTAATGTTTCTCCCGCGCCAAATGCACTTATTAAAACTATATTTTTTAAATTTTGTTTTTTATCAAATAAAATCATTTCAGTAAGTTTCGCAGAATAATCGTCTTCAAATGGTTTACTACTTGTTGTAAATACTATATTTTCATAATTATATTTATAATAATTGTCATAAATATCTGTTTGTAAATTTCTATTTGCTATGTATTCAAATGTATTTTTCCAATCTAATCCTCCCCCTCGATATGGAACCATCACTTTCAAATTATTTTTTGATAATCCTAATACACTTTTATTTTCCTCCAATCCTTGATATATTAATTCACTACCTAAACCACTCTTACTTC